ATAAGATTACAAATAAGAGATAGCAATAATGAAATATTGGCAACAACTAGTCAAACTAGGACAAATGTTACAGGGATTAATGGTAAAGATTTCCAAGATACTCTCTCGTATACAGGGATTAATAGTAACATTGGAAATATTCTTATTAGTGGCACTGATGCTAATGCTCCTGCTAGTCTTGGTGGCCCTAATGTAGATAACATATCGGTTACTATGACCTATGATGATACAGTTTTAACAGCTACACAGACACAAGAATTACAAGAAATAGAAGAAATTATATCTTTTATCGAAACAGAGCCAATAGAATTTACAGAATTATTTGAAGAAGTTACAGTACAAGAATTTATAGAAGAAGAATACCATTTTGAAATACTAACAGAAATGGTAGAATTAAAAGAAGAAGAAAAATTTGTTGAGGAATCAATAGTATTAGAAATCTATGAAGAACCAGAGACCGAGCAAGAAGTCGCAACAGAAATCGAAAGTGAAGAAATTGTCGTTGCAGAGGAGCAAACAGGAACTGAGGAAGTATCTTCAAGAGAAGAAAGCAGTATTACTGAAGAAGAATCCACAACTAGTAATGTCGAGACACAAGAAGAAACTAGAACAGAAAATTCAAGTTCTCAACCAACAAACACAGATACCGAAACCACAGAACAAACCATTGTGGCAGAAGATGTTAGAGTGGATTCAGTCCAAGATATTTCAGAACAAATAGCAAGGACTACACTTGATATAGATCAACAGTTAATTTTAACACAGAATTTAGTAGCTAAAGTTATGTCAAATAACGATATGATTACTGGCTATACTAAAGTAAACACAGACATATTTAAGCAACCTAATTTAGTAAATATTAATATTGATTCTTATATTAATAATATATACACAGACAATAGAGATATTTATCCGAATCAATACTACGAGGACAGACTATGGACATCAAGACAATAACAGGAGCAATCGGTGCAGTAATTGCAATCGCTTCATTGTTTGTATTTCAAGGGCAACTCATACAAAGGGTAGAGGTGCTTGAATCTAAAATGGTAGATCCTAAAGAAATAACAGCAATTAAAAAAGACATAGAATCATTACAGAAAAAGAATAAAAATCCTTTATCACAATGATATTTGAAGTCTTAATAGTGTCGATGTTATTGGCATTATTTGTTGTTTATTATCCTGAATTTTTTTCTTGGTTTTTTATGCGAATAAAAACTAAGTATTTAAGACCTGAAGTTAGTATCTTCGAGTTATTAATAATAGGAGTAATTATATACCTATTGGTATTAACTTACTCAGGAGAATGATTGTGTATGCGAGAGCAGTTCCTTTCTCAACAAGAGAGATGGAGTTCATTCATGCAATCTTTTTAATTGATCCCAAAGCTAGAATCAGCATAAAAGGTAAACTTGAATCAAGAGAAGATTACCTTTATGGTGGTATTGAATGGGAAGATGGATATATACCAATCCCATACGATCAAGTTTTGGAGAAGATTAATGAAGAAAAAGAAAAAGAATGAAGATGTAATAAACCACCCTAATCATTATACGAAAGGGATAGAAACCATTGATTACATACGAAGTTGGGATATGAATTATGTTTGTGGGAACATAATAAAGTATGTAACGAGATACCCATATAAGGGTACTCCTGTGCAAGATTTAAAGAAAGCACGATGGTATCTTGATTATTTAATCAAGGAGTTAGATAAATGACCACAATATATGATGCTGGTGGCAATTATACTAAGTTAATTGAGCAACAGCACGATGAGGATAACAATTTATTAAGTTGTCCTAAATGTAATTCGACACATTTAATTAAAAGGGGTAAAGATACAAAAACACAAGGACAACCACAAAGATATCAATGCAGAGATTGTGGACACAAAACAGTACACCCTAAAAAATGTATGAATTTTGAAGTAGAAAATCCATTTACAGAAGAAGAAATACCTACTGATGAGTTGATACAACAAAGAATTGATGTTTTTAATCGTAAAGAAAAACGAGAAAAGAACGAAGAATTTTTAAATATAAGAATTAAAGATGATAAACCTGTAGGGTTATATATTATGGGTGATCCTCATATAGATGATGATGGTTGTGATATGCCTTCGGTTATAAATCATTTAGATATTACTAATAAAACTGATGGTATGTTTGCTTGTAATGTAGGCGACTTGCAAAACAACTGGGCAAGAAGAACAAAACTTGCAGGATTATGGGCAGAACAATCAACTACTAGCACACAAGCATTTCAACTTACTGAATGGTTAATAAGATATACTGATTGGTTATTTATTGTTGCAGGTAATCATGATTTGTGGTCAGGTGATGGTGATCCTCTTAAATGGATTTGTCGCCCACTCAAAACTACATACAAACCACATAACATAAGAGTTAGATTAAACTTACCTAAACATAAAATACGAGTAAATTGTGCACATAACTTTAGAGGAAACTCCATATACAATACAGCTCATGCGATAGTTCGCCATGCACTTTTTAATTCAAGAGATCATTTATTAATGGCAGGACATAGGCATGTATCAGGTTATATGCCTGTTAAAGATGCAAACTCAAATATTGTAATGCACTGTGTTCAAGTTGGTTCATATAAAAAATATGATGATTATGCAAAGATGTTAAATATGCCTAACAGAATGATGTCGCCATGTGCAGTAGCAGTATTTAACACCAGACTACCTGATACACACCCTGACTTTACTAAGATATTTTGGGAAGTAGAAGAAGGTGCAGATTATTTAACCTTTCTAAGAAAGAAAAAATGAAACCAAAACTTACACTTATTAACTGGGAAGATGCGATTACACCGACATCTTCTTGGACTGATATTAAAGATTTAAAACACGAACTAGCAGACTGTATAAGTATTGGGTTAGTAGTACATGAAGATGAAAAAACTATAACTATTGTATCGCATATATCAGGAGATGAAGAAAGCACAGATATAGATGGTAGTTTAGTATTAGATAAAACATGGATTAAATACAGAAAAGATTTGCCATTACCACAATCGGCAATAAAAAAAGTAAGACAATGGGTAGAAAAAATAGACAAAAAATAATTTTTATTTTGCCCAATTCAATCTAGCAGGAAAATATTATGCCAAAAAAAATTGATAAAGAAAAAGAAATGAAATTTGTAGAATTTTACTGCGAGGGAGATACTCAGGGAAATGCTACACAATCTTGCATTAAAGCAGGTTGGGATAAAGATAAAAGTCCAAGACAAATGGGATCGTATCTAAAGAAAAAGTATGCAGTAGAGATTAGAGAGAGGAATGAAGATCGTATATCTTCTACATCAGGTATGGCAATAACAGTTCTTCAAGATTTACTCAGATCAGAACAAGACTCAGTAAGATTGAATACTGCCAAACTTATTTTAGAGTTAGGAAACTATCATTCACAAAACATTAATCTCAATGTTGATAAGATGAGTTCTAAGTCAGATGATGAATTAATGCAAGAATTACAAGAATTATTGAAAACTATGCCAAATCTCAATCCAAAACTTAAAAATATAGAAGATATTGAAGATGAAAGTATAGATATCAAACCTAACGAGCTTAAAGACACCAAAAAGAGATTGATAAATTAGAGGGTACTAACACCTATGGACATCAATAAAAATGGATTTTAAGGGTATATATGGAGTCCAATTTTTTACCAATCGTACTTTGGATCGTGATATAATCCTTTTTTGGGTTTTTTCTGTAATTTTCTAACTTTGACCTCAGACTCTTTAAAAGAAACTGTTTCAGGTAATCTTTCTGAGTCAGCAATTACTTTTCTTATTGCATCTTTTTCATCTGTTGCTTGGGTACACCCACTAAATACAACTGTGGCTCTATAACAATAGTAATTCTTTTTCATAAAACACTATATTCTAAAATTTCTTTTATCAAATTTGGGGGTATAGCTCCTCTCAACATCGCATTTTTAATTCCCTGTGTTCCTGTCTTAGCACCTCTTGGTGCTGGTTCATGGCAAGACATTCCATTCTTACAACTTTTAGCAACCATTTGCCAATTAGAATTGTTTGACCAAATATCAGTTGGTTTCATATTTTTAAATCCATACTGGCAATAAGTCACTGTCGCATAAGGATAGGGAATTAGATTAAGTTTTCTTAACATGGCTCTAGGGTTTTCGATGTAAAAATACTTAGGATTTAGTTCTTCTATAATTTTTACAGTTTTTTTGACCATATCCATAGCCTTAACTGTGTTTTCATTTTTAGGAACTCTATTAGGAAACCAATGAGAAGAAAAACTAGCCACACTAAATTTCTGACAAGGTGGACTCGCCCATATAATGTCAGGCTTATAATCTTCTAACATAGATACATCGAAATCCATGATGTCCATAGTGAAATCAGCATTAAACTGATTTTCATTGTCTAATGTTTTAGTTTCATAACCAAACTCTTTGGCTACTTTGCTAAAACTTTTTGTTCCACAAAATAATTCTAATGTTTTCATGTATCGCCTATCTTGCTCAATGCCGAGTTTTCAATCGTATTAATTTTCTCAATAATACTCTCATACTCTTTTTTGTATTTGATAAAGTAATTTTTTTTAACTCCCATGATTGAGGATCTTACATGGTCATCATAAATAAACTCGCCTGTTCCATCACAATGAGGACACTTATCAATAGAGTCGGTTGTCTTTAAATATCCTGTGCCTTGACATACCACACACTTCTCAACACAACACTCAATAATAGCAGTATTAAGAAACTTCCTTATCATTCCACATTCTTTTGGCACTTCTCTTTTTAAAAAAATCTCGCACACCTCATCAAATAATTCATCAAACAATGTACTCTCAGAAGTCTTATCATCTACATACTTCATCAATAAAAGACTATATTCTTTTTTATCCAGATTAGAATACGACAAAAGCATATTGATATCTTCAGAGGTGGTTTTATTATGGTGGGTAGAGGATAGCTCAAACGATTGAGTTGAGGGGATTAGTAATGTTAATAACTCAGCTTTCATGTTCCTTATAATATTCTAGCAGTTCTTCTTGAGTTCCGAAACG